GCATGTGCGGGAGGCGTTCCGGCTGGGCTGCCGAGGGTTCCTGGTCGACTGGATGCTCTTCAAGGACAGCGACCCCGTGGGGGCGATCTACGAGTTGAAGCGGCAGTTGCAGCACATCCCGGCGTGTGACGGCCGCCCGTGCGTGTGCGACGACGCCGAGGGGCAGCGGGCGTGGCGGGAATGGGCTGACGTCGAGCGCCGGCGCAGGGCGCCGCTCGAGGCGACCCGGTGAAGCGGGACTTTCGATGCAGGCGCGGCACCTCCGATGTTCTGACCCAGCGCATCAACGGCGGCCTGTTCCCGATCGACTACGACGCGGCCGCCCCACTCGCTTGCGCCGACGACAAAGGGGTTGCGCGAGGCTGGCCGATCGAGGGCCGAGAAGTCAAGCCGCTGCCCATGCTGGACCACGAGAAAGGGCAGGAATGAAGATCATCGGCGTCCTCTCCTGGTATGCCGAGTCGGCGGCGTGGCTATCGACGGCGGTGGCGGGGTTCGGCCGGGTCTGCGACACGATCGTCGCCGTGGACGGCGCCTACGCCCTCTACCCGCAGGGTCGCGCCCACTCGATGCCCGACCAGCGCGAAGCGATCCTTGCCGCCGCGGAGGCTGCCGGCTGTGGGTGTGTGATCCATCAGCCGCAGACGGTCTGGGAGGACAACGAGGTCGGGAAACGCAACCACACCCTCGATCTCGTCCGTGCTCTGGGCACCGAGGGCGAGGACTGGGTGATCGTCTTCGACGGCGACTACCAGATGATGCAGGCCTACCCCGACGTGGTGCGCCGCCGGCTCGAGGAAACGCATCTGAACGTCGCCACCTACACCATGTTGGACGGGAAGGATCTGATGGCGGACGACCAGTCGGCGTCGCTCGCCCAGCAAATGGACATCTCGACCGAGTGGGGTGTCCGCACCCGCGGCGTCTTCCGTCTGCTGCCGAACCTCCGGTATGTCGGCAAACACTGGCACGTCGTCGGCGACGACGCCGGCGGGTGGCCGCTCACCCTGTTCGGCAACTTCAACAGCGAAGAGCCGGCGCTCCAGCTCGAGAACCTGCTGGTCGTCTACCACCGGCGGGAAGCGAGGGCGAAGGTCCGCAACCAGGCGGCCGAGGGCTACTACAAGCTCCGTGACGAGCTCGGGGTGGAAGCGGGCCAGGTTGCCGCGTGAAGCGACGCAAAGTCCGGCTGCACCTGGAAGGCAACGCGCCCAGCCTGGACGGAGTCTTGGTGGGATGGCCGCGGTGGCACGCCGGCCACTACGTCGTCAAGACGCCCGCCCTGGTCGAGTCGGAAGACCGCAGCGTGTCGTTGGACGGCCGGGCGGTGTGGGTGCCGAAGGAACGTGTCCTCTTCTGCCAGGAGCTCTGACCAGGTGATTGTCAAGACCCGGTTCGGCGGGAACCTCGAAGTCCGCGACCTCTACTCGGGCATCAACACGGCGCCGCCGACATGGGCGCAACTGACCGGCTCCTCCTCTGGCGGTCGGGTGACGCTACCGGCCGCGTTCGGGCTCCCGGCCCTGGGCGCGGCCATGCGTCTCGTCGCCGGCACGATCGCCAGCCTCGAACTCGAGGTGTACCAGGGCAAACGCGGCCAGAAAACCGAGATGGAGGACGACTGGCGGGCGCAACTGCTCGAGGCGCCGGCGATGGAGATGTCGAGCTTCGACTGGCTCTGGGACATCGCCTGGAGTCTCGAAGGCACCGAGAACGCCCTCCTCGAGAAGGTGAAGCTGCCGAACGGCCGCGTCGTCGAACTACGGCCGATCCCGATGGACATGGCCCGCATCTACCGCGACCCGAAAACCGGCGACAAGGTGATCGAGCTCATCCAGAACGGCAAAACCACCAAACTCACCTCTGACCGGGTGCTGCACATCCGCGGGCAGACACTCGGCGGCGGCTGCGTCGGCGTGTCGCGGATCTGGCAGCACCGCGACCCCGTCGGCGCCATGTTGGCCGCCCAACGCTTCGAGGGCCGGTTTTTCCAGAACGATGCTCGCCCCGGCGTCGCGTTCATGTTCCCCGAACGGGTCGGGCAAGAGCAGGCTCGCGAGTGGAGAACCTCGATCGAACTCGAGTACGGTGGCGTCGACAACTCATGGAAGCCGATGGTGATGGGTGGCGGAGCGGTCGTCACGCCGATCCCCGTCAGTTTGCAGGACGTCCAGTTCGTCGAGGGCCGTCGCCTGTCGATCGAGGAGTGCGGCCGGATCATGGACGTCAGCCCGCTCCTGCTCGGCGCCCACGGCAACCGGACCGCCGACTTCCAGCAGGCGGTCGACCACTTCCTCTCCATGCAGCTCACCCCGAGGTTGCGGCGGATCGAGCGGGCGTTGAAAGCCGATACCGACCTGTTCGGCGGCTCAGACCTGTACCCGGCGTTTGAGGTCAACGACCTCTCGTTCCTCAACCCCTTGACTCGGGCTCAGGTGGTGCACGAGAAGATCCAGGACGGCACCCTCTTGCCTGACGAGGCCCGCGCCGCCGAAGGGATGCCACCTTTGCCGCCGCTGCCCGACGACTGGACGCAGGCGCCCGGCATGACCCCGCAGATCACCCCCGTCGGTGGCGCCCCCAACCCGCTCGCCAACACCCTCGCCACCTCCGGCCAAACCGCGGACTAGGAGACCCCTATGAGCAGCACACTCGAGAAGCCGGCCGCCCCGCCGGAGCTCCACCGATCCGTCATCTTCCCGCTCGACCAGGTCGAATGGCGGGACGCCGGCGACCCCACCAAAGCCTCAGAGACCACAGTCAGAGGCCACGCCGCCGTCTTCAACCGCCCCTCCGAAGACCTCGGCGGGTTCCGGGAGATGCTCGAGCCGGGCGCGTTCCGCGCCGCCCTCCGGAAACAACCCGACGTGCGGCTGCTCCTCAACCACGACCCGAACTTCGTCCTCGCCCGCACCGGCAGCGGCACCCTCGACCTCCGCGAAGACAAAACCGGGTTGCACGTCTTCGCCGCCGTCGACCGCCGCATCAGCTGGATCGAAGACCTCCGGGTCTCCATGCAACGCGGCGACGTCGACCAGATGTCGTTCGCGTTCATGGTCGGCGACAACGGCGACGACTGGGCCGTCGCCGACGACGGCACCGTCATGCGAACCATCCGCGCCGACGGCGTCAGCGACCTTTTCGACACCAGCATCGTCACCTACCCCGCGTATACTCACACCGACGTCAACATGCGTTCGCTCCTCGCGCAAGCAATCGAGGGGGGGCGCCTTCCGCGTTCGCTAGCCGGAACCGTGGCTGGGGACGCCCTCGACATCGCCCAGCGGAACCGTGCTGAGGGTGGCGAATCCGGTTCGCATACGGGGCTGGATGAGAGGCGTAGGCGCCTGACTGTGCTCAAAACGAAAGCGGCACGGTCGAAACGCTGAACCCCAGGAGTTATTTGTCATGAGCAAACTTGAGTCTGCGGTCGCCGCGTACAACGAGGCGACCCTGCGGATGACCGAGGTTGCCGACGAGATCGAAGCCCTCGACGAGAACGCCACCGATGAGGATCTCGACGCGCTCGAGAAGGACTTCGACGAGGCGAAGGCGGAAGTCGAACGCGCCGGGGCGGTCAAAGACCGCTACCAGCGGATCACCGACGCCCGCGACGCCAACCCGGTCATCCAGATCACCGACCCGCCGAGCAACGGCAGCAGCTCGGCGCCGGTCGAAGCACGATTCACCGTTGGCGCCGAGGAGCCCGTCTACCGCCAGCACGGCGGCCCCGGCTTCTTCCACGACGTCATCAAGGCCACCCTCGAGGCGGACAGCCGGGCAGCCGAACGGCTCGCCCAGCATCAGGACCAGGTCGAAGAGCGCGACCTGACCACCACCGCCACCGCCGGCGGCGGGTTCGTCCCACCGATCTACATGGGCGAACTGTTCGCCGACATCGCCCGGCCCGCACGCCCGTTCGCGGACGTGTTCCCATCCAGGCCGCTCCCCCCAGCCGGAATGGTCATCAGCATTCCGCGGATCACCACCGGCCCCGCCGTCGCGATCATGGCGTCGGAGAACTCGTCGGTGAACGAAGTCGACCTGGTCGAGACCACGCTGACCGTGAACGTCCGCACCATCGCCGGCCAGCAGGACATCAGCCAGCAGCTCCTCGACCGGTCAGATCCGAGCATCGACTCGATCGTGTTCGGCGACCTCCGCTCGAGCTACGACCAGACCCTCGACGTCCAGATGCTGTCAGGCACCGGCTCCGGTGCGCTGCCGGGCATCCGGGGCGTCTCCGGCGTCAACACCGTCAGCTACTCCAGCGGCACCCCGACGGCGGCTGCACTGCTTCCGAAACTTTATGACGCGGTGCAGAAAATTCACAACACCCGGTACGCGCCCCCGGACACGATCGTCATGCACCCGCGGCGGTCCGCCTGGCTCGCCTCGCAGCTCTCCTCGACGTTCCCGCTGTTCCAGCAGGGGACGCTGACGCAGGCTGCGGGCACCCAGGATGCCGCCCTGTTGACGTCGTTCGCCGGGATGCGGGTCGTTCACGACCCGAGCATCGGCACCCTCTACGGGGCCGGCACCAACGAGGACGAAATCTACGTCCTCCGCGCCGCCGACCTGATCCTCTGGGAAGGGCCGCTCCAGGCCCGCGTGCTCCCCGAGGTGCTCTCCGGCACCCTGACCGTCCGCGTCCAGCTGTTCGGGTACGCAGCGTTCGCGTCGGGCAGGTACCCGGCGTCGATCACCATCATCAGCGGCACGGGGCTGGTCGCCCCGACCTTCTAGGGGTGGTGAACTAGACATGGCGAAATTCGTCCTCACCAACGCAAGCATCACAGTCAACGGAGTAGACCTCTCGGATCACCTCCAGTCCGTCACCGTCGAGACCACCAGAGACGACGTGGAAGTCACGGCGATGGGGGCCACGAACAAGAGCTACCTCGGCGGGCTCGGGGACGCCACGTTCTCGGCGACGTTCTTCAGTGACTTCGCCGCGTCAAGCGTCCACGCGACGCTGTTTCCGCTCTCGACGTCATCGACGCCGTTCCCGGTGATCGTCAAGGCGACCAACGCGACGACCTCGAGCACAAACCCGAGCTTCTGGATCTCGGCGCTCATGTTCGGCTACAAGCCCATCGATGGTTCGGTGGGTGACGCGTCGACGATGGACGTCGAGTTCAGAAACGCGAGCCAGTCCGGAATGATCGTCAGCAACACGTAAGGCAAGAAAGGACAAACACACACATGGCAGACACAGACACGAAGACCGAACCGAAGGCGGCGGCAAAGAAAGGCGACGACGAGCTCGTCGCCCAGGGTGCTGTCGCCCCCGACGGGGAGCCGGTGACGGTCTCCGCGTCGGCGGACATGCCGCCGGACGAGCCGGGCCACAAGGGCGCGGAGATCAACGCCGGCGACACGCCGTTCGACCCGAACGCCGCCCGCCGCTACGAAGAGGGCCGCCGGCCAGGGATGCAGGACTCCGAACGGCTGCAGCCCGCACACTGGGTGCAGCCGCTCGACCCGACCGTCGAGCTGGAGCAGAAGGTCGAAGACGCCAAGGCGGCGCTCGAGGCCGCCGAGGATGATCTCGCTGAGGCGAAGAAGGCCTAGGCGGGGCTGGTGGGCGGGGGGGATTCTCTGGGCACCCAGGGGATTCCTCCCGCCCGCAGCGTGATGACGATCAGCGACGAGGAGCGGGCGGGGAAGATCCGTGCTCTGCTCGAGGAGCGGGCGGCGTATGAGCAGCGCGGTGACACGACCGGTGTTGCCGATGTGAACGCCAGTCTGCGGCTGCTCGGCGCTGAGGGTACGCCGAAGGCGCAGCGGGCGGCGAAACGGACAGATGACCCAACCTAAACTCGCTCAGTCTCCGGGGACGATCGCGCTCCCCACCAGCGAGATGGGGCGGTTCCTGCTGTTCACGATCTCGCTGTCAGGGACGAACCAGCCGGCCGGGTGCTACCTGAACGCGACCGCGTCCGCGTCGGTGACCGAGAACGTCAACAACATCTTCCGGGGGTTGCGGGACATCGACCAGTGGGTGTGGCTGATGGGCGACGACCACTGCTGGCCCAACGACACCCTGATGACGATGTTGCGGACGATGGACGACCACCCCGAGATCGACGTCCTCGTCCCCCTGGTCACCAAGCGGAACCCGCCCTGGCACCTGGTCCTGTTCGACGAGCTCGACGAGCAGGACGAGAACGACACGCCGATGTTCCGGCCGATCCAGTGGGAACGCGTTCCCTCCTCCGGCGTGTTCGAAGTGGACGCCGCGGGGTCAGCGGGGATGCTGCTCCGCCGGCAGGTGATCGAGACGGTCGAAGACCCCTGGTTCTACTCGACGATGGACGGCCACGGCCGCCAAGTCGTGTTGAACGAGGACGTCACCTTCTGCACCCGGATCCGGCACGACCACGGCTTCCGCCTCTTCGCAACAGCGGACTGTGTCCTCGGCCACCTCGGCATCTTCAACGTCCGGCCGATGCACAACGGGGACCGGTGGGGTGCGTTGACGGAGTTCTCGACGATGGACGACAAGTTCCGCCACGTGTTCATGCCCGTCGGCGAACCGGCGGGGGTGTCGAATGGCCGCTGAGATCGGCGGACACCCGGCGCTCGAACTCTGGAACGACAGCGGCCCGCCCACCTTGATCACCGTATGCGCCCACTGCGGCGAGATGCGGACGATCCTGTTCTTCCGCAAAGACCGCTGGTACTGCACCAAGTGTCGCGCCGAGGGTGCGGCCCCCCCGAACCTGTACCCCGTCGCCTAGTGATTGCGGCGCACGTTGCAGAGATGGTGCGCGAGCCGGACATTCGCGTCGGTGTGGTGACCTCCGCGAGCGAGGAACGTGACGTGGTCGAGCGTGGCGTCGGTGCGTTTGACATGACGACCGCAAATCCAGCAACGTCCACCGTCCCGCTGGTAGACCGCATCGGGGTCGACCTCTTCGTAGGCCACACCATGTTTGCGTGTGCGCCAACGAGTTCTCGCGTTGTAGCGGGCCTTGCGTCGTCGTTCACGCTCGGGGGCGTTCGGGTCGCGCACGTTCGCGGCATACCACGTCAGCGCCTGTTTCTTTCGGCACTCGATGCAGTAGCTGGACAACCCATCCGGTTTGGTCTTGTCTCGGTAGAACGCGTCGGCAGCCTTCGTTTTACGACAACGAGAACACGGCTTTGTAGTAGGCGTCTTGCGTGGCAGGCGCCGGTTGTGTCCGTGGACGAACCGCAGCGGTTCGCCCTTAACTCGATTGCGCTTTCGGTCAGTCCGGTCGGCAATCGGCGCATCCTCCCCACAGCCACAAGCGCACTTCATGGGGGAAGGATAAACGAAAGGAGTGAGTCCCATCGCGGAGATCTTTCCAAATGAGGGTCTAGACTTGATTTACGCCGGCTACCCGAAAGGAGCCACGGGCCCGGCGAACACCTGGCTCGGACTGTTCAGCTCCTGGAGCGCCAGCACCGTAGCCGGCTCCGCGGCGGTGATCGCCTCATGGAACGAGTTCGCCGCCTCCGGCGCCTACCTCCGCCAGACGATCTCGAGCGCCAGCTGGGGCACCGTGGGAACGACCCAGTCGGGGCGTGGCTCCGGCGCCGCCCAGGTCACCTTCGCGACCGCCACCGCCGTGTGGGGCACCGCCAACGGGTTCATCGTCTGCTCGGGTGCGACCGCCGGCGCCGGGACCGTCTGGTATGGGTGCAATTTCGACGATACGACGGCTGTAGCAATCAACACTAACGACGTAATCAAGGTGACTCCGTCCTGGATTTTTACGGGTTGACGAACTCAAGGGGTATTGTAGAATGGGTGCATGGCAACCACCTGCTCTATCCCAGGATGCGGGCGTGGCGTTGTTGCGAAAGGTCTTTGCAGTACGCACCGCGCAAGACAGCGGCGCGGCACAGACATGCTCGCCCCGATCGCTCGCAAAGGGCCGGCCTACCCGGCAGTTCCGAAAGAACCATCCAGACATGAGAGAGCCCCACGCGGCCAACGCCTCACTTGCAACGTCGAAGGCTGCAACGACGTCAGGATGGGCTGGGGCTACTGCTCCAAGCACTACCAACGCCAGAGGCGATGGGGTGACCCGCTCCACATGCAGATCGCTGAGGCCGGATCGGGGCATGTCGATATTTCCGGCTATCGGCGTCTGCGAATCAACGGTGCCTACATTCTCGAGCACAGACACGTCATGGAGCAGCACCTCGGCCGCCCGCTGCTTCCCGCGGAGACGGTTCATCACAAGAACGGCGACAAGCTGGATAACCGGCTTGAGAACCTCGAGCTCTGGTCGTCACGACACGCGGCGGGCCAGCGTGTCGAGGACTTGGTTGTGTTCGCTCGGGAGATTCTCGACCTGTACGGCTAGGGCGCGGTGACGCGGAGCGTCACCACTGACGAGGCTGTTCTGGCCCGCCACGGCCCGGTTCCGGTCGGCGACGTGGTGCTCGAGGTGACCGTCGGCGGCGAGGTGGTCGCCCGGATGGATGTCTACTGGCACACCGTGAAGGTGGGTCGGCGGAAGCCGATCCCGGTCGCGTTCTTCGACCACCTCTGGGTCGACGAGAACTACGAGGACATGGGGTTCGGCCCTGGGCTGTTCGCGGCTGGGCAGGTTGTCGCTGCCCGCGAGGTCGAATGGGGGGCCGGGTACAGCGACCGGCCTGGGTTCTTCGCCAAGTTCGGCTACTTCAGCCCGCCGGACGCGGCCGACCATCTGCTCGTCGCGCCGCTGACCGGTCAGCCGCAGACGTGGCCTCCTGGTCGGATCACCGCTGCGGCCCCGTCGGTGGACGACTAGGGAATGTCGCGAGTCACCACATACGGCTACGAGGTTGGAGGTGCAGACACCGGCACCGTCGTCAGTTGCGACCAGCCAGGGGCACGCCTCGGATCAGGGACGGCGACGCGGGACACGACGAACCAGCGGACGGGCGCCGGCTGCCTGAAATGTGATGGCCTCGCCGCCGGCAACTCCATCTACTTCGAGATCCTCACCCCGGTGATCTCGACCACCTACTACCTTCGCGCCTACTACCGGTTCGCCCAGCTTCCAGCGACCGATTCGAGGATCATAGGATCCGCTACCAACGGTCTCACCGGCAGGGTCACCGCCGGCGGGAAACTTCAACTCTGGAACGACATCACAGCCGCCCAGGTCGGCTCCGACTCCGCGGCAACGATCAGCACCGGCAGCTACTACCGGCTCGAGTTGTCGTGGACGATCAACGGCAGCACCCAACTCTCGGCCGGGGAGCTCCGCCTTGACGGGGTGACGGTCGCGTCGGTTTCCGGGCTGACGCTGAGCCTGAGCAAGGTGAAGCTGGGGGTCGGCTGGATGACCGGGCCAGGCGCCAGCAGGGTGTGTTACATCGACGACCTCGCGATCAACACGAACGCCGGCAGCGTGAACAACACCTGGCCCGGCGACGGCAAAGTCGTGATGCTGCTGCCGACCGCCGACAGCGCCGAGGGGGCGGGCTGGACGCGAGGGAACGGCACCGCGTTTAGCGGCGGGAACGGCTGGGACTCGGTGAACAACGAGCCGCCGGTCGGGATCGCCGACCTCGGCGGGGCGGGCGCGGACACCGGGCAGATCCGCAACGCCGCGAGCAACGCTAACTCGGCGTTCGACGCGACGATGACGACCTATACGGCGGCGGGGGTCGGCGCGGCCGACACGGTCAACGCGGTCATCCCCTGGACGGCGACCGCCGCCCCCGTAGCGACGAGCGCGAAGCTCGGCGACGTCGGCGTCGTGTCGAACCCGACGATCACCAACATCAACCTCGCCGCCGCCGGCACGGCCGGCGCGTTCTGGCAAGGGAACGCCGCAGGCACCTATCCGACCGGGTGGAAGTGGTCGCCGGGGACGATCACCGAAGCGCCATCGGTGACGCTCGGCACCGCCCCGGTGATGCGTGTCAACCAGCAGACCGCCTCGACCAGAATCGCCCAGGTCTGCTTCATGGGCATGTACGTCGACTACACGCCCGGTGTGGCTGCCGCGGCGATCCCTGACCTCGGCATGGCAATGACCGTCACCTAGAGGAAGGAACGAGATGGCCGTCTACGCAGTAGGGGCGCGAACCACCAACGCGCCGACAGCGACCCTGCCCGCGATCAGCCTCTACTCGACCGCCGCCGTCGACTTCTCTCTGCTCGAGATCGGGATCACCAACACGACCGCGGTCGCCTGCGTCGTCGGCCTGTGTCGGCTGACTACCGCGGCCACTCCGGGTACTGGTCTGACCGAGGCGGCGCTGAACCAGAACAGCGCCCTGCCGTCCTGCACCGCGTTCCAGTCGCACACATCGACCGGGCCGACGCTCGTCGACCTCGGCTACCGGTGGTCGCTCGGCGCCGCGATCGGCAGCGGCGTGATCTGGACGTTCCTCCCGAACGAACTGGTCAGCAACGTCGGAACGGCGAACGGGGTCGGCGTCTACTGCCCGACCGGCACCGGCCAGGTTCTCGACGTTTATCTCAAGTGGGTCGAGTAAGTAATGGGGAGTGAATAGGTGAGCCTCCCGTTCAGAGGCGTTCCGCAACCTGGGCTGCGGCTCCCAGCACCACAGTTTTATCTGCCAGCAGCAGCGGCGGCGGGCCCGTTCGTCTACTCCAAGACCGGGTTCGCCACTGTTGGCGGTGTCGGCTCTGGCCCGTCTGAGAGCCTCACCCAGGAGACCGGGTTCGCCACGGTTGGTGGTGTCGGCTCTGGTGCGAGGGCGTTCGTCTACTCCAAGACCGGGTTCGCGTCCGTCGGCGGGGTCGGGTCTGGTGCTCGAGCCGGCGTCCACGCCCGATCCGGGTTCGCCACGGCCGGCGGGGTCGGTGCCGGCGATCGAGCCGGGACTCACACCAGGAGCGGCTACGCGACCGTTGGCGGGGTTGGCTCGGGGCCGTCCGAGAGTGTCACCCAGGAGACCGGGTTTGCGGCTGTCGGGTTGGTCGGCAGCGGATCTCGGGCCGTCGAGCGCAGCCGCTCCGGGTACGCGACCGTGGGCGGGGTCGGCGCCGGCGTCAAAGCGGCCGTCTACTCCAAGACCGGGTTCTCGACGGCTGGCCTGGTCGGCGCGGGCCCATCAGCATCCGTATTCGTCGAGGGCGGCTACGCCACCGTCAGCGGTGTCGGCGCTGGTGTTCGAGCCGAAGACCACACCAGGACTGGTTACGCAACCGTCGGCGGGGTCGCCTCTGGCGCTGATGTCGACCTGTTCGCCGAAACCGGCTACGCCACGGTCGGCGGGGTCGGGTCGGGCGCGTCCGTGTTGGTGTCGGGTGCAGGCGCCGTCTACACCAAGACCGGGTACGCGACCGCAGGCCTCGTCGGCAGCGGCGCTCGAGCTGCTGACCACACGCGCTCCGGGTACGGGGTTGCCGGCACCACGGTCTCCGTTGCGACCAGGGCGATCAACCACCTCCGCAGCGGCTACGCAACCCTCGGCGGCGTCGCCAGCGGCCCCAAACAGGTCGACCACAACCGCAGCGGCTACGGCACCGTCGGTGGCGTCGGCGCCGGCGCCCGGGCCCGCGAGCTCGCCCGCAGCGGCTACGCAACCGTCGGCGGCACCGTCAGTGTCGCCACCCGCGCTGTCGACCACATCCGCTCCGGCAACGCCATTGCCGGCACCATCGGCGCGGGGGGGAGCGCCAGCCTGGTTCAGAAGTCCGGGGCCGGGATCGTCTTTGCGGCCGGGTCTGGGCTCTCGGCCAGCGTCTTCGGCGAGACCGGCTCCGGTGTTGTCGGCGCCGACGGGTCCGGCCGGTCGACTCACGGCGGGTTCGTCTCCAAGTTCGGGTATGCCGCCGTCGGTCTTGTCGGGTCTGGCGGCCGGACGATCCTCGCAAACCGAGCCGGCGCTGCCATCCTCGCCGGCGTCGGCTCGGCCACCCGCGCCGTCGACCACCTCCGAGCGGGGTCAGCGACCGTTGGCACCGTCGCCAGCGGGCCGTCCGCGAGCGTCTACCAGGAGACGGCCGCCGGAACCATCGGGACGGTCGGCTCGGGCAGCTCCGCCAGCGTCTTCGTCGAAACCGGATCGGCCACCGTTGGCGGTGTCGGCGCTGGTGGCACCTTCCGCTCCGGCGTCATCACCAAAACCGGGTCCGCCAGCGCGGGCCTCGTCGCATCCGGCAGCCGCGCCCGCGAGCTCGGCCGCTCCGGATACGCCACCGCAGGCGACAACGGATCCGGCGGGCGGCAACGCGACCGCCTCCGCTCCGGCTACTCGGTCGCCACCCTCAACGGGTTCGGGTCAAGCCAGAGCATCTTCCAAGACACCGGACGCGGCGTCGTCGGAGCCACCGCGTCCGGCACCTCAACGTACCTCCCGTTCGCGGTCTTCTACGTCAAGGCCGGCCACGGCGTCGTCGGCCTCGCCGGGTTCGGCAGCCGAGCGCTGCACATCACCTCGACGCCCCGCACGTTCACCGACGGCCCCGACGGCCACACCACCAGCACCGGCCCCACCGCCAGAACCCTCACAGGCGGCCTCACAGGCCACACGACGGCCACCGGCGGCACCGGACGCACCCGCACCCGCGGCAACCGCAGCAGAACCCTCACAGGAGTCACCTGATGCCAGAACCCGATTTCTATGTGAAACAGGGCGACACCAGGTCGCCCTACGTCCGCACGCTCGAGGACGGCGACGGCAACCCGGTCAACATCTCCGGCGCCACCGTCGCCTACCGGATGCAGCCGCTCGGCGGCATCCAGACGATCAGCGGCCCCGCCACCATCCTCAACGCCCCGCAAGGCCAGGTGTCGTACAGCTGGCAGGCGGCCGACACCGACACCGCCGGCATCTACTTCGCCGAATGGGAAGTCACCTTCTCCGGCGGCGCCGTACAGACGTTCCCCAACGGGGGTTACGACCTCGTCCACATCGGCCCGGAGCTCGCATGAGCGTCTACATCAGCACCGAAGAGCTCAAATACACGCTCGAGTTGACCGGCGAGAACTTCGCCGACGCCGACATCGACAAAGCAGTCGCCTCCGCCTCGAGGACGATCGACAAGCTGTGCGGCCAACGCTTCTACACCACCGCCGTCGACGAAACCCGCTACTTCGAGATCGAATACAGCGGTGCCGGCGCCAACGCCGCCCACCCGTTCACCTCAACCGGGTACACGTCCGGGAGGGGCAGCGACCGGATCCGGGTCGGCGCCCTCCAATCAGTCACGTCGCTGACCAGCGACCCGAACGGGGACGGATCCTTCGCCGACCACTGGACCGCAACCGACTACGTCCTCGACCCAAGGAACGCCACCCTCGACGGAATCCCGTACCGGTGGGTGATCCGCCACCCCCGCGGCCAGTTCTACTTCCCCGTCGGCTACCCAGGCGCCGTCAAGATCGTCGGGAAGTTCGGGTGGACGACACCGCCCGCCGAGGTGGTGGCCGCGACCAGCATGATTGCGTCCAGGCTGCTCCGCCGGATGCGCGAAGCACCCTTCGGCGTCGTCACCGTCGGGGTTGATGTCGGTGCGACCGCCCGGATCTCGAACGTCGACCCCGACGTCCGCACGTTGCTGCAGCCGTACATGGACGCACCGTTCGCCTAGATGCCAGCCATGTCCGCCATCCGCGCCGGGTTGAAGGCGAACCTCGACGCGATCGACGGCTACCAATGGTCGGCGTACAAGTTGGCGAACGCGACGCCGCCATGCGGGTTCGTCTGGGTCGGGCCGATGGCGTATGACCTCGCGATGGGGGTCGACGGTGACGACTTGACGATGATGCTGACCGTCTACGTCGCTCTCGTCTCCGACATCGGGGCGGCGAAGAAGCTCGAGCCCTTGCTGGACACGTCCGGGGCGAGCTCCGTCAAGACCGCCATTGAAGCTGACCGGCAACTCGGCGGCGTCATCAGCGACCTCCGGGTCGTCGACCACGCCGGCGAACAAACCTACGTGATCGAGGGGCGCGGGCTGGCGCTCGGCACGGATTTCACGATCCGGGTGCTGACCTAGATGGCGACCGTCCGCGTCGAAGGCGTCGCACGGGTACAGAAGGCGTTCCGGGGGATCGACAAGAGCCTCGCCACCGAGTTCGGGAAGGACTTGCAGAAGGCCGCCGACCCCGTCGTTCAAGCCACCAAGGCGAAAGAGAAATGGCAGGGCGCCTCCATCGGCACGATCCGCTCGAGGCGGCGCGGCATCAACGTCTACGTCGAGCAGTCCGCCCGGAAAGTCACCGGGCTACGCGGCGACTACGGGGCATTGCAGTATCGCCAGGCTCTTGTTCCGGCTCTAACCGAGAACGAGGACGAAGTCTTTAGTGAAGTGGAAAGGGTGCTGGATGGATACGCCAACCGCGAAGGCTTCTGACACCGACATCGCCTGGGCGGCAGGGCTCTTCGAGGGCGAGGGGTCGGTCTGTGCCTCAAAGAGCAAGGGGCGCATCGCACGTGGCTTACGGATGCAGCTCGGGATGAGCGACCAGGACGTAGTCGAACGCTTCTTCGGGATTGTCGGGCACGGAGCCGTCTATCCGGCCAAGCCGTACAAGACAGGCTGGAAGCCCAGGTTCACCTGGACAAGCAATCGGTCCAAGCAATGCATCGAAACCATGGAGACTTTTCTTCCCTATCTGGGGGAGCGGCGCACTAGCCGGTGGTACGAGGTCAAGGCGATCTACGACGAGACGCGCCTGACTGAGAAGGAATGCCCCGAATGTGCGGGCACCTTCATGCCGCATTGGCACAAGCAGGTGTGTTGTAGCAACGCCTGCTCGAAGAAGCGCATCCAGCGCGATGGCCCGTATGCGGGCTTCCAAGTGAAACGAGGTACAGCCTGATGGCAAAACTGACGATCAGCAGCACCCACCCCAACCTCGACGGCACCTACGAACTCGAGCTCGCCGGCGGGTTCACCAAAGCCGAGTACTACATGATGAAAAAGAACGTCGGCGTGACCGTCAACGACATGATGCCCGGCTCCGGCATCGACATGAACGTGATGACCGCCTGGGGGCTCGTCGCCATCCGCCGCGCCGGCAAAGAGCACCTGTTCGCCGCGTTCATGGACACCACCGACGAGCAGACCACCTGGGACTTTGACGAGGACGAAGTGGAGGAGGATGCGGCGCTCCCTACGATGAGCGGCTCCGACGACGCCGCAAAGCCGAACGAGCCGAGCGGATCTTCTGGGCCGAGTACGAACGGCGCTTCGGACGTCTCCCTGGAGATCCACCCGGTAGCTACTGGTTCCCCGCTCTCGGCCACTACTGCCATCTCCGACCCGGAGACCTCGCAGACATGACGCCGCAGCAGATGTCGGCCTGCTGGGAGTTCATCGACGCCTCAACCCACAAACGGTAGATGGCACAGACGCTCAAAGTCTCGGTGATCGGGGACACCAGGGGTTACTCGAACGCCCTGAACTCAGCTGCACAGGACACCGAGACATTCGGTTCGAAGGTCGGCAATACCTTCGCCAAGGTGGGGAAGATAGTCGGCATCGGAGCGTTGGCGGCTGGTGCGGTCGCGGCCGAGATCGGCAAGAAGAGCGTTGAGGCTGCGATCAGCGCCCAGGAGGCCAACGACAAACTCACTCAGGCGCTCAAGAACCAGGGGATCCAGATGGACGCCACATCGGCTCCGATTCTGAAACTCGAGGCGAGCTCACGAGACCTCGGGTTCACGAACAACGACACTCGCGAGAGCTTCACCAAGTTGATCCAGTCCGGAAAGGGTGTCGCCCTCTCCACGAAAGAGGTGGGCGCCGCCCAGGATCTCGCCCGGGCAAAGGGCATCAGCCTTGGTGACGCGACCACGGGGCTGATCCGGTTGCAGGCCGGGAACACGCGGGCGGCGAAAGAGTTCGGTGTCGTTCTGCCGCCGGTGACGGCGAACGTGGACAAGTTGAAGGCGTCGAAGATCGACCTCACGTCTGCGGCCGGGAAGGAACTGCTCGCCCACGCGAAGGTGCAGGACAAGCTCGCGACCGGCCAGGCGTACTACGACCAGATCACCGGGAAGGTCAAAGACCAGGGCAAGGTGTTCGCCGACTCGGCGGCCGGAGGCATGGCGAGGTTCCACGCCGCCCTCGGCAACATCGAAGAGAAGATCGGCGCTCATCTTCTCCCGGTCCTGGGAAAAGGGTTGAAGGGCGTCGATAACTTCCTGAACAAGATAAGCGAGGCGCCCAGCACGTCAGACAAGTTCCGTGTGGCGCTCGAACAAGTCGGGTTCAGCGCCGGCACCTCCGACTCGATCATGGCGGCAGCAGCCCGCGGCTATACGAAGTCGATGGAGGTGATCCGGAAAGTCGTGTCGGACACCGTCTCGACGGTCCAGGGGCTGTGGCATACGTGGGGAGACACCATCACAAAGGTCGCAGACGTCGCCCTTTCCTACGTCATCGGCCTGATCCGCAACTTCGCCAAGATCATTGAGGGCATCTTCCAGGTGATTCACGGCCTTCTGACCGGCGACTGGTCGCAGCTCTGGGACGGATTGAAGAACATCTTTAGCGGAGTCGTGGGCCTAATTTTGACCGAGTTGCGTGCCTGGTGGGGGCTCGTCAAGATCGGGTTCGGCCTTCTTTGGGACGGCATCAAGGCGGTCGCGTCGGCGGCATGGGACGGCATCCAATCGGTGCTCCAGGCGGCATGGGACGCGATCAAACGCGCAGCCTCCGCAGCGTGGGACGGCATCACCGGCGTCATCACGAGAGCCAAGAACAACGTCGTCGCAGTCTTTTCCGGAATCGGCCATGCGATTGCTGGCTTCTTCGAGGATGCGTGGGCTGGAATCAAACGGGGCGCCATCGTCGCTGCGCTCGCCGTCGTGGAACCGTTCTCGCACTTGCCGTCGAAGCTCGGCGGGTGGGCCAGAAGCGCGAAGGATTCGATGCAGGCCGAGCTCGAAAAGCTCAACGCGGCGGCAATCGCCGAGAAACTCGTCAACCAGATGGACGACAAGGCAGGCGAGATGCGGAAAGCGGGCGCAAGACTGGCCGACTCGCTGGCGAAGGGCGTCACGGACGGCCTCGCAGGGCAACTGCTGGCCGTCGGCCAAAGCATCGCCGCGTTCATCGCATCTGCGGGCGCCTACGCCAGCAAGCACACCGGCTCAACCACCGAGGAGTACGCCGCCAAGACACTCGGGGTGCCGATCGCCAAAGGCGTGGTGGCCGGGGCCGAGTCGATGAACAGAATCCTTGGGGCGAGTTTGGTGAAGCTGATCCAGGCGTCGTTGGCGAAGGCCACCGCAGCAGCGAAGGACGGGGCGGCCACGCTCGGCGACACGATCTCGAAGTCGACCGTCAAGGGGATGGGGAACGCCGCCCCGGCCATCATCGCCGCCGCCAAAAAAGTCGGTGTCGACGCTCGGGCCGCTCTAGCTGTCGCCATGAGCGAGGGCGGCACGTCGTTCGGCGCCGTCGGCGACAAAGGCACGTCGTTTGGGCCGTTCCAACTCCACATCGGCGGCGCCAACCCCTACGGAGACCCGAAGAAAGCAGCGGAGTTCGCGAACTCGCTGAACGGGATCACCTACGCGCTGAAACAGATGGCCGCCGCCGGCGCCGCCGGCAAAACCGGCTATGACGCGATCAGCGCGATCGTCCGCGGGTTCGAACGTCCAGCCGACCCGGCCGGGGAGATCAAACGGGCGATGGAGTTCTTCAACCAGATCCCCGAGGCGGCGGCGAACGCGATCACCCAGGGCGGCACCAAGATGAACGCCGCCTCGATGGCGACCCTGACCGGGATCGGCAACCTGGTCAAACAGTACGCGCCGATCATCGGCCTCGAGCACGCCCGCGGGATCATCGCCGGCATGTTCCAGGGGCAGCCCGGCGTCGTCGCACAGGCGAAGGCGCTGTTGGAGGCGGCACACCAGGCGCAACTCCAGAAGATCAAAGACGCCAAGGCGGCGTTCGTTGGCGCGTTCAGCGACCTCGCCAACGCCGCCCTCGCCGCGTTCGACAAAAAGATGGAGGAGTGGAAGCCGCCATCGTCGATTCTGCTCCAGAAGCTGCAATTGCAGGACCAGATCGGCCAGATGACCGACGGCCTCGGCCCCGCAGTCAACGAAGCAGAGCAACGTCTCGCGGCGGCGTTCACGTCCGGCAACAAGCAGGCGATCGACCAGGCGCAAAACGACCTCGACGCCGCGTTGACGAACTCGTTCAACGCGGTCGACTTCAACACGACGAACATGCTCAACGCAGCCCAAGCGACGCTGGCGCAGGCACAGGCGGAGGGCGACCCGGACAAGATCGCGACAGCACAGGCGGCCTATGACCAGGCGTTGACTGACAGGACGACGGCGCTGAACCAGAACATCGCTGACCAGCGGGCGCTGGTCGAACAGAACCTCACCTACAGGGCGGACGCAGAGCAGCGCACCCACGACGCCATCGCCGCCAAACAACGCGAAGGGCTCGCGAAGCAGCTCGCCCAACTCCAGACGTGGCTGCTGCAACATCCGAAGAAGTGGGCGGAGATGGCCGGAAAGGTGCAGGCGATCCTCAACGACCCCAAATACAAGATCACGCTAGAGAACTCGGGGACGGCGTGGGCGAACAAGTTCGCCGCTGGGATCACCGCCGGTATCCCCGCCGCGGTCAAAGCCGCCCACGCCCTCGCGGCC